TGGAATAGCCCGCAATTTAATGGTTTATTTGTAAATGAACAAAATAGTTTATTATACAATTCATTTAATGAAGACCAAGATTTTAGAGGTTTACAAACATTTGAAGGTGATTATATCCTAGAAGGTAGATTTGGTAATTCAATCCGCTTTGGTAGTACCAATAAGTCAGGAGATCAAGATTTATCCCCTTGGTCTACAAACCCGGGTGAATTAAGTAATAATCCTATTACATTAATTACCAATAAACATAACTTTAAATTACCCAATTCAGATTTATACATTGAAGACATTAATAAAGACGGATCATCAGTTTATTTAACATCAAACCAATCTATTCCTTTAAGCATAGGTAATATTAGATTAAGTAATATAACGGCTCCTATAGCGCCTAAAGATTACGTAGATCCTCAAGTTGTAATTAATGCTGACAGAACTATAATATCATCTAAAAAAGATGAAGTATTAATATTTGGAAAATCAGGAGTTGAAATATATTCCCAAGGACCAATATATTTTCAAAGTGACAAAATAGGAATTACATTACAAGATAATGTTATATTTTTAGGCCCAACAATATCAGGAACAAATACTCAACCTTTATTATTAGGAAATGATGTTAAATTATTTTTAACCAAACTTGTAGGATCTATAAGTGATTTTTGTTCATTAACAGCAGGAGCTATATCTAACCCAGAAGGTACTCCTATATTTTCTTATATGGCTGGAGCTACAATATTCCAACTTAATATGGAATCATACATAAAAGAATTAAGAAAAACAGATTCATTTGTTTCTAAAACAACATATACATCATAATGGCTACTACTAAAGAAAGAATAAAAGCATCTCAAGAGGCTTTAAAAGCAGCTAAAGCATTATATAATGATGGAAAAAAACAATATGACTCTGCTTTAGAATCATATAATTTAGCTAAAGCATCTTTTACACAAGCTGAAAATTTAGTTAAAACACTTAAAGATACTAATTTAGATACTAAACAAGCATTACAAAAAGCTGCTCAATTTTCTAATGATCCATCTAATTATGGGAAAGATATTACTCAACTTGGTATTAGTCCTGATCAAATTTTAAAACAACAATTAAATAAAGCAACTGGTTTACTTAATTCTGCTCAAATTATTAAAAGACAAGCAGAGAAAGAGTTTCAAAAAGCTACTAAATTTTTAAATGGAGTTAAAGATCGCATTAATGTAATTGCCAATCAGCTCCAAATAGCAATAACTAATATTTCATTAAAAAAACAAGCTGAAACTCAAAAACAAATTGCTGTTACACAAATAAAAACAATTGAAAAAAAAGTAAAACTAAATGGTGGTTTATTAAATAAAAGAGTAGCAGCTGGTGCTATTAAAGCTGTGCAAAAAGCTGCTGCTATATATGCTACATCAAAATTACTTAATCTTCAATTAAACAAATTATCTAAGGATACTCAACGATTAGGTGAATTAGTAGATAAAACTAATGAAATAATACTAAATGTTAAAACTAAACAAGATGTTCAAAAAGCAAAAGCCGCTAGAGATGCTGCTTTATCTACATTAGCTAGTGCTGAACGAAAAATAACTCAAATAAGAAATATAATTAAAACACTACAAACGTTATTATTTATTCTTAAATTAGTATTATTTCTTATTACTCTTATTCCTCTCAAAACTCGCCCTGCTAAAGTAAAAAAAATAGTAAAAGCTATGATGAATATCGATGCTGCTACTGTTTTATTAGGAGCAGCAAGAGCTGTACTAGATAGTTTAATTGCAGAAATCCAATATCAAAGATCTAGATTACTTCCTATAAGTGATGTTATTGATAATGCATTAAATAATAATCTTTCATCAGATGAAATAGCATTATTACTAGAAAGACCAGGATTTGGTCAATTAGGACCAATAGATGGAGTAGTTTATAGAGGATTTACATTTGCTATACTTGAAGAGGATGATCCTAAATTTGTAGTTGCAGGTAACAAACGTAGATATGCTGTTGCTTATGATAGAAGTGGATTTATAGTATTACGTTCTACTCCATCATTTACTTTAGATCCTGAAGTTTTGGTTGAAGAATTAAAACTTACTATTGATGAAAATAATCTCGAACCTTAATATTTATTGATATGAAAACACAAGAACTAAAAACTCTTATTAAAGAAGCTGTTAGGGAAGTTTTGAAAGAAGAACTAGCTAACTTAGGCAAACAAAAAATTCAAGAATCATTCACTTCTCAAGAAGAATGGCCAACAATTAAACTTAATTCAAATAATGTAAATCCTGCATTACGTCAAAGTTTAATGGATCAAATGGGTATTCCAACCCCTCCTAGTGCTACTAATACTACCCCTACTACATTTGCTGAAAAACAAAATATATATCAAGACATGTTAGCACAAGTTGCATCTGAATTAAGACAAAACCCAGGTGAAATGAATAATTTTAGAAGTATTTCCTAATGGCATACGTAAAAAGTACTAGAGTTGATCCTAGAGATCTTAATAAAAACACAGCAATAGGCGTTAAAATACCTTTTAATGCCCCAGGTGTATTTTATAGTACTTTTTCTACTAAAGAACAAATTAGATATAATGTAGTTAATTTAGTATTAACGTCTAAAGGAGAAAGGGTTGAAAATCCAAATTTTGGTACTAATGTTAGATCGCAACTATTTCAACAAATAGATCCTTCTACATTTAATGACTTAGAAGTAGGTTTAGTAGAAGATATACAGACATATATCCCTAATGTTAGAGTAACTAATGTGCAATTTTCACAAACAGGAGAATATAATGATAATACTTTACTAGTATCTATCACATATTTAATTTTAATATCTAATGAAATCGATACAGTAACAGTTAATTTTGAATAATGACAAGCAACAACAAAAATATATCTTATTTAAATAAGACATTCCCTGAGTTTAAAGCATCCCTTATTGAGTTTGCTAAAAACTATTTCCCAAACACATATACTGACTTTTCAGAAGCATCTCCAGGTACGATGTTTATCGAAATGGCCTCTTATGTAGGAGATGTTTTGTCATTTTATACTGATACCCAAATTCAAGAAAATTTTGTTTTAACTGCTACTGAAAAGGAAAACTTATTGAATATGGCTTATTCATTAGGTTATCGTCCTAAATCATCATATGCCTCCGTTACTACTATTGATTTTTATCAACGAGTGCCTATTTTAGGAAATACTAGTAGTCCTGAATTAGATTATGCTCTTATAATTCCTGAAAATACTCAATTACAATCTGTTACAACAGGTGTTAGTTTTTTAACTTTAGAAAAAGTAGATTTTTCTGATACTGAATCAGTTGAAATCAGTTTATATGATGCTAATAATTACTTATTCAAAAAATCAGTTAAAGCAATTTCAGCTGAAGTGAAAGAAACTACTTATTCATTTGGAGCACCAGTTAAATTTACTTCAGTTGAATTAAATGAACCTAATTTCTTACAAATATTACAAGTTACAGGTAGTGATGCAAGTACATGGTATGAAGTACCTTATTTAGCCCAATCCACTGTAATTAACAGAACTGTAAATACAGGGATTAATGTTAATCAAGTTCCTTATAATTTAAGTTTACTACAAACACCAAATCGATTTGTAACTCGTTTAAGAACAGATGATATTGTAGAATTACAATTTGGTGCCGGAATGTATACTAATTATGCTGATGATGTTATTATTCCTAATCCAGATACAATACAATTAGGTTTAGTACCTTCTGCTGATACTTCAGATTTGGTAAACAACTATAATCAAGCAGCAGTATTTTATACTAAGCAATATGGTATTGTACCTGCTAATATGACATTATATGTTAAATATACAGTAGGTGGTGGTGTAGATGCTAATGTTCCTGCTAATGATATAACACGAATTTCATCTAATGCTGGTATTACTGCTGTTAATTCTGCTAATACTAATGTATCATTATTAACCTTAGTATGTACTAACCCAATCCCAGCAACTGGTGGTAGAGGGGGTGATACAAATGAAGAACTTCGTTTAAATACACTAAATGCCTTTTCAGCTCAATTACGTTCAGTAACTAAAGAAGATTACATGAATCGTGCTTTAAGTATGCCTCAAGAATTTGGTACTATAGCTAAAGTATATGTAGAACAAGCTTCTGCTTTATCTGTAGCTACAGATAATGATCCTTTAATTGATAATAACCCATTAGCTTTATCAATGTATGTTTTAGCATATAATGGTGATAAAAAAATAGAAAATGCTACTATTGATTTAAAAGAAAATTTAAAAAATTATTTAGAACCATTCCGAATGGTAACAGATGCTGTTATAATTAAAGATGCATTTTATATTAACCTAGGTTTAAATTTTGATATAACCGTTAT